GTTTATTTTTAAATAAAACCTAAGTTAAAAGTTAGACTTGTAATAAAATAATGGAATCAGTTCAAAAACTCACACACATCGAACACATTCTCAAGAGACCTGACTCTTATGTCGGTCCAGTTGAATTGGGAACCGAACCCTACTGGATCCTCAATGGTTCCACCTTCACGAAGAAGAACCTCAAGTACTCCCCAGCCCTCTTGAAAATCTTTGATGAAATCTTGGTCAATGCGATCGACCGCAACTCTCTCTACCCCAAACAGGTGAATTCCATCTCAGTCACCATCGACAAAGAGTCGGGTTCAGTGACCATCGAGAATAATGGCCCTCTCGGTGGTATTGGTGTCCGCATGCATGAGAAGGAAGGTCTCTGGAACCCAGAACTTGTCTTTGGTCACCTCCTCACGAGTACCAATTATGATGACACTCAAAAGAGGATTGTCGGGGGTCGCAATGGGTATGGTGCCAAATTGGCGAACATCTACTCGACTGACTTTTCCGTCATCATCAAGGATCATGAGACGAAGCAGACCTATACCCAGAAGTGGTCGAAGAATATGACTATCTGTGACCCACCAAAAATCAAAAAACATTCGGGTGCCGTGTCATCAGTCGCTATTACTTTCACACCTGAGTGGAAACGTTTCGGGATGTCCAAGATGGACGATACCATCTATAACATTTTCCAGAAACGAGTTTGGGATGCGAACATTTGTACGACTCAGAACTGTAAAGTGAAGTTTAATGGAGATGTTCTTCCCAAACAAAACTTTGAAGCCTATGCCAAGATGCATGAAGGTGTTCAAGAAGTTGCCTCTGTCACCGGAGACCGCTGGTCGGTGTGCATTGGACCCTCAGAGAATGGACTCGAGCAAGTCTCTTTCGTCAACGGTATCTGTACCATGAAGGGTGGCACCCATGTTGACCATGTCGCCAACCATATCGCCAACGGTATCATCGAGGACATGGCGAAGAAGATTAAGTTGAAGCCCCAACAGGTGAAGAACGCTTTTACCATCTTCGTCAGGGCAACCCTCGAGAACCCAACGTTCTCGAGCCAGGTCAAGTCTGAGTGTACCTCGAAGGCTCCCGACTTTGGTTCGAAGTTTGAACCACCTAAAAACTTTGTGAAGAATGTTTTGAAAACCGGTATCGCCGATGAACTCACAGCACTCTCGAAGTTCAAGGAGATGAAGGAACTCAAGAAGACTGATGGTGCTCGTAAGTCTAAGATTACTGGTATCCCCAAACTGGATGACGCGAACAAGGCTGGTACGGCACAATCTGGGAAGTGTACACTGATCGTGACAGAGGGCGATTCGGCAAAGACACTCGCTGTCGCGGGTCTCTCTGTGGTGGGTCGAGACCACTATGGTGTCTTCCCTCTTCGTGGTAAATGTAAGAACGTGAGAGACTCTTCGGTCGCACAGCTCACATCTAACCAAGAGTTTAACGACCTCAAGAAGATTTTGGGACTTCAACAGGGTAAGGAGTACATGAGTGTCTCCGAGCTTCGGTATGGTCGCCTCATGATTATGACTGATGCGGATAATGATGGTTCCCACATCAAGGGTCTCATCCTCAACATGATTCACTACTTCTGGCCCAGTCTTTTGAAACTGAATTTTGTGGTATCGATGGTGACACCGATCATCAAAGCCACAAAAGGTTCTGACACCAAGTCTTTTTACACTGACTCAGCTTTCCGAACGTGGTACGGTTCCGGTAAAGCTGGTTGGAAAATCAAGTACTACAAGGGTCTCGGTACTTCCACGAGTGCCGAGGCTCGTGAGTACTTCAAGAAGATTCAGGATCTGACTGTGAAGTTTGACATGGACACGATGACCGATGACTCCATCGTACTCGCCTTTGACAAAAAGAAGGCGGATGCCCGAAAGTCTTGGCTTCTCGAGAGCACTGCTAAGGATGCAAACCAACTCGAGGTTCCTTATGGTGACGTAAAACAGTTGGATATCACCGACTTTGTGCACAAGGACTTGGTGAACTTCAGTCTCGCAGACCTCAAACGTTCTATCGCTCACGTAGCAGATGGTCTCAAACCTTCACAGAGGAAGGTGATGTATTCGTGTTTCCAGAAGAATCTGACGTCCGAGATGAAAGTGGCACAACTGGCAGCCTACGTGGCTGAGAAGAGTGCCTATCACCATGGTGAAGTGTCCCTGGCTGAGACGATCGTTAAGCTGGCCAATGATTACACCGGGTCTAACAATATCAACCTTCTTGAACCCTGTGGACAGTTCGGTACACGGCTCATGGGTGGCAAGGATGCGTCTCAAACGAGGTACATCTTCACGAAGTTGACCAAGGAGGCTCGAAAACTCTTTGACCCTAAGGATGATGCCATCCTCAACTACCTGGATGATGATGGACGGTCGATCGAACCAGACTTCTACATGCCTACTCTTCCAATGGTTCTCGTGAATGGTACAGAAGGAATTGGAACGGGGTTCAGTTGTTATGTTCCACCCTTCAACCCCGACGACATCAAGGATAACATCAAGCGAGTGTTGGAAGGTGAAGAGCTCGTACCCATGAAACCGTGGTTCAGGGGTTTCAGGGGTAAGGTGTTTAAGGATGAGGGGGGTCTTTGGGTGACCGAAGGCATCTGGAGAGACACTGGATCCAGACTCAAAGTGTCGGAACTTCCCCCAGGTCGCTGGACCCAGGATTACAAGGAACACTTGGACAGTTTGGTAGAAAAGAAGACGATCACAAGCTACACGAACAACAGCACCACTGAAGATGTGGACTTTGAAATCTTTGGGTACTCAGGGAAGGACCTCGTCAAAGATCTTAAGATGCGAAAGACTTTTCATGTTTCAAACATGCACCTGTTCCACCCCACCAAGGGTATCAACAGGTACGGGAGTCCTGAGGAGATTCTTCAAGACTTTGTGGAACTCCGTCTCGAACACTATAAGAAACGAAAAGCCCACCTCATAAAGGTTCTCGAATCTAAGGCTACCATGTGTGACCACAAGTCGAAGTTTGTGTCGATGGTCATTGAAGAAGAGTTAGTTGTATTCAAGAGGAAGAAGGTGGAACTCGAGAAGGAAATGTCATCGATCTTCCCCAAGATTGATGGGAACATGGACTATCTCCTCAATACGAAGACTGTCGAATACACACAGGAGCGTGTTGATGCTCTCATGAAAGAAGCTTCACAGGCGAAGAGAGAATTGGAAGTGATGCGAAAAACGTCTCACATCGATATGTGGAAGATGGATATTAAAAATATGTAAACCATTAGTAAGATGCCCACCTCCAGTGGTGCCGGTGTATCCCTTAACGCCATAGGCAAACAGGAGTCATACATATATAGCGACAACGTAGATGAGTCCATTTTTAATTATGATTTAAAGAGGCATTCCAACTTTACAAAGTTTCACCGAACTACGATCGTCAACAAGAGTCCTACGTCTCCCACATGGCCCTTCAATGAACGTATCAAAGTAACCTTCAATCCTCAGAATATGGGTGACCTTCTGAGTAACATGTACATCCTCATTAAACTTCCCGGGTTAACAACTGGACAGAATTATGCCGATCAGGTCGGTCGTCATCTCATCAAATCTGTCACGATGCGTGTAGATGAAATCGAAGTTGAAAAGATCTATGATGATTGGATGGTCATACACGACGAGTTGTACCTCGAGGTTTCTGAAAAAGTTGCAAATCGTTTTAACTTGAATCGCATGTTGGGTTTCGATACGGCGACAAAAAACGGTGTCTATGCGACACTGGATTCTGAAGTGATCATCCCTCTCCCGTTCTTTTTTTCGAGGAAATATTCCAGTGACGAGTACCCGACGAACGAACCAAACAGACCCTTCTTTCCGTTGTGTGCCATTCACAAACAGAAAATAGAGTTTGAGTTTGAGTTCCACACACAAACTTTCTTTACGTCTGCGCCAACCACGATCATCCTCGACAGCTTTAAAATTGTCACAGAAGAGTTTACAATCGACCCCAATGAACGGATCTATTTAAAGAACCAACCATACACGATGATCACCGATGTGGTGAAGAGGCACCCGACATCACAAACTGTCCCAGGGGTTGACAGTATACGAACAAACCTCGTCCCCAATAACCGGGTCAAGTCGTTACACTGGTTTTTGAGAAATACAGAATTTGAAAATGTAAACATAGCTACATTTGAACCACAATTCGACACCTTCAAGATATATGCCAGGGATTGGAATGGTCCTTTCACCCTGAAGAATATTTCATTTTTTACTACTCTGACACAGGGGGGGGTGACTACATTCTCCCGTGTTGGTTTCAGTGAAGAACCTGTGTTACAAGGTCATAACGCATCCGGAACTGAAACTGTTGGAGAAGTCTTTTCAACTGAGTATAACATCGTACCATGGGAAACTGATCCGGGGTCAGATGATCCAATCATAACAGTGAAACTACCCACAAACTCCTTTATCGAAAAATTCACCTTTGAATTTTATACTGAATCATCATCGACAGATGTCAGTGGA